AAAACTTCTTGGGATAGTTTCTCGTATGCTTTGCTCATGGGTCACAATGTTTACATGCACCTTACCGCTGTACAAGAAGCCAACAGACGGTTTGATGCAGGGGAACATCCTGCTATGATGCGTAGAGACGGAGGCGACTATGAATACTTTGAAGACATTGTTGAGTTAATTTTTTCAGCGCCAGACCAAGACAGTGCAATGGCCATTATTAATAAACCTTGTTATGCCAGCAAGAATGGATATTGGAATCAAATCATCGGCACACGTGGTTTCAAAGGCAAAAAAACTGTAAATCCTAATACTCAATACAATGCATTGTATAGTATCAAAACAACAGAATCAGAAAAGACAGAGATAGTATGAAACGAGATGGACATGAAAACGTACAGTTCTTCCACGGAACTGAAATAGAACATACTCCTGTATTTGGTAAACGCACATTGTTTGTGGTAGGAATTCAAAGTGTAGATGACATTGCACAACATCTTGAAGGATGCGAACATATCTACTTTGGTGCCAACATGAGTTTTCCAAAACTAGATGTAGATGCGCCAGGATGGAAACATTGGGAACACATGATTGTTCCATTCCTAAAATTGGGCTATTGGTGTACCCTTGATATAGATGTCGGTTGTGTAGAAGGTTTATGTGAAGGCGGCATGACAGAGTATTCTACTTTCATTCCAATGATTTCGGTGAAATTGCCGTATATACAACAACTAGGATATCATGCTATAATAAAGCTAGACGACCGGGACTTTGCTGCAACCAATCCAGGAGTATGGTGTCATAGCGTACACGAACTAATGGATCGAAAAAAGTTTACAGATTGGACTCAATATACCAAAGATGAAACACTATGAATCAAATTGATCAAGCACAAGCAGAAACACGTAATCGTATCAAAAATCAAGCATTACGCACAATCTTTGTACGTTTTCAAAAGGAAGGCATTCATTGCTATCCGGCTGCAGCAACTGATCCGGCATTAAAAACTGGTGATGAGTATGACGTTAGCTTTCTAGGGACTCCACATCGTCATATCTTTCACTTTGAAGTGACGATTGAAGTATTTCACAACGACCGTGATATCGAGTTTATTCAATTCAAACGCTGGTTGGAGAATCAATACTCCCAAGGCATCCTTGAACTGAATTACAAGAGTTGTGAAATGATTAGTGATGACCTCTATGAGGTTATTGCAACTCGATATTCAAATCGTAAAGTTGTTATCACAGTGTCAGAAGACAATGAAAACGGCGCTACGATTCATTACAACACAATTCAACCTTATCAATCAATCGCTATTTAAAGGATTACTAAAATGGCAAAAATTCAACTAAAATCTAATCCTCGCGTGACAGAGATCTTTGACGAACTGGAAAAGTTCCAAGAGTTCTGTCAAGACTACGGTTATCGTTACGACGAAAGCGATCTTGGAAACTTCAAGAGCTATGCTTGGCAGCAGTACAGCAAGTACTCGCAAGGCAAGAATGCCAAGAGCATGTGGAACGAGGATGCTCGTAGATTTGCTGGATATCGTGTACAATGAGAAAACTATTCTACATGGGTTTGGAGTCGTATGAAGCAAGATACACTCTACAGCTAACTGAATGGAACCGCCGTGTGTTCGACCGTAGAGGTCTAGATGTTGTGTATGTGCCGGGCACAACCATTGACAATAGTCAAGCTATCTCTGTGGGTCAAGTATTAGACGCACATGGTCGCAGTTACTTTGGCATGAGCCAGATGATGAATCTTGTGCAAATGATGAAGAATGGTGAAGTTACCAGTGATGATGTTGTCTATTTTGAAGACATGTTTCAACCTGGTATTGAAAGTTTACCTTACATCATGGACCAGATTCCTGCAGAACAGCGTCCACAAGTATGGGTACGTTGTTTGGCACAGGCCATTGATCCTGATGACTTTGTGCATGTTTGGGGCATGGCTGGATGGATGAGCACATATGAAAAAATGGTCAATCACTTTGTTACAGGTGTACTTGCAACCAACGAAGAAATGGTTGCCCACATGCGAATCGCAGGCTGGACTGCACCCATCTACAACATATCAGGATTGGCTTTTGGCAAGGACGAAGTGCTCGAGAGGGTGGGCGGCCAAGAAGCGATCCGGCCGTTTGATACCCGTACACGGAGGGTGGGTTTCGCAGCAAGATTTGATCAAGAAAAACAGCCTGGGTTCTACATGGATCTGGCTGAGCTATATGCTGGACACGGTATTGAATTTGCGATCTTCCAAGGTGGTCCCTTACGGAGCAACAACCCGGAATATATCGTCAGAGCACGTGATCTCGAGTCTCAAGGCAAAATCAAAATCTATGAAAATCTAAAGAAAAATGATTACTACGCTCTGCTTAATGATACTCGTGTGCTGTTTAATTGCGCCCTTCAAGATTGGGTTTCCAACACAGTCAGTGAAGCAGACACTCTTGGATGTAATGTTCTATACCCTGCTTATCGGTCTTTTCCTGAGACTTTTGCTAATGACCATACCAGACTTTATGTTCCTTGGAGCATGGATGATGTTCAACAAAAACTTGAGCAGTTGTTAGAATGGCCTCATCCTAACATGGGTGCGATCAGTAACTGGACTCATCAAACTGTGGATAGAATTGTGGATATCTTGCAAGGTCAAGGCGAAAAGTGGGCACGTAACGATCCGCGTTATCGTGATCATGTGGCTGCTGCTAAATTTTAAATATATCCATGGGATATAACCAACTATTTGACTTTGAGCAAACACTAGCAGATTTTACCGGTGCTCCGTATGTGGTGGTTACAGACGGATGCACTCATGCTATTGAACTTGCTTGTCGTTATGATTTAGTAACTCGTTGTGAAATTTCTGCATTTACCTATATTAGTATACCAATGAAGCTTAGACAGTTAGATATTGATTACATACTAACCGACGAGCAATGGATTGGCGAATATCAACTGCATGGCACAAGAATTTGGGACAGTGCAAGATTGTTGTGTAAAGGAATGTACCGTGGCGGACAAATACAATGTTTGAGTTTTGGCAACGGAAAACCTTTACAATTAGGTCGTGTGGGTGCTATACTACTAGATGATCATGATGCATATCGAGAGCTTAGTATGATGAGAAGCGATGGTAGAGATCTAAACATTGTTCCATGGACTTTGCAACAACAGTTCCGAGTTGGATATCACTATACTCCTACATTAGAACAATGTTCTTTGGGTATAGAAAAATTAAAATTTGTTGACCAAACGCCTAAATATTATCAATATTCGGACTTACGAGATATTGACATTACAGTTTAAAACTGTTATACTAACACATTGGCAATCCACTGCCTTAACATCGGAGAAATAAAATTGACAGACAAACAAGAAACAGCACTAGACGCCATGGCAGGTGATGGTGGATATGGATTAGCTAAATTATGCGATCATCTACGCTTTAAGTTCAAACGTGATAACAAACGTTTTTGGGCTGGTGACAACATTAGCGATTACCTTAAAGAAGGTGACAAAGAACAACTAATTGACGACGCTACTGTGGCATTCGAAAGAGTACTCGATACCTTATTAATTGACCGCGAAAATGATCCAAATTCACAAGGCACTGCAAGGCGACTTGCAAAAATGTACTTCAATGAAATTATGGCTGGACGTTATGAACCTACGCCTAACGCTACAGCTTTCCCTAATGACACAGAAGGAGCATACGACGGTATGTTGGTTGTGCGTTCTGAGCTTAAGAGCATGTGCAGCCATCATCACCAACCTGTCTCGGGTGTTGCGTATATTGGAATCCTGGCAGGTTCCAAGCTCATTGGTCTATCCAAATACACACGAATTGCACAATGGTGCGCTCGACGAGGAACACTACAAGAAGAGCTATGCATGGACATTGCACGTGAGATCGAGTTTGCAACGGGATCAAAAGATGTGGCTGTTTATATTCAAGCAACACACGGATGTTGTGAGAACCGCGGTATTATGGCACACAGTAGTCTCACACAAACCACAGTTCTCCACGGGGCCTTTAAACTAGATCCTAGTGTGAAAAAAGAGTTTTTTGACAACATTAAACTCCAACAAGAGTTTGCTACGCGATAAGTACTAACATGGCAACACGTAAATCAAAAATTATTTTATCCGCAGACATCAGTGAGTCATTGATTGTTAGTGGAAGTGTTAAAAAAGAAGCTAAAACAGTTATCAAAAAAGCAATGAACACAGCTTCTGTGATCAAGGGCAATCATCTCACAGTTACTACTCACCCAGACGGGCGGACAGAACTTGAGTGGGATGATGCAGCATTGCTTGAAGAAGTACGAGCAGCATTGCTTTCAGCAGAAGCTGGCAACACAACAAAAACCAAACGACCCCGTAAACCCAAAGAAGTTTAAGATGTCTGTATATCTAATCAAACCACTTGAAAAGAAAAGCATTGTTTATCACGTAGAAATGTTCCGTGAAAATGCGGATGGTAGCATTAGCTGGTTTAATCTTGACGAAACATATCGGTGGGGCCAAGGTTTCATCGAAGAAAATATGGATTGTAATCTTCCATGGGAAGGCGACATGATAGCTTATACTAAACCCGATGCAGGATGGGGTTGTGAGTTTGACGATAGTATTAATATTGAACTAGAGTTTAGTGATGACATCGATCAAGTAGAACAAGAAACTATCCGCGAATCATACTATGAAGGTGGTGCCGGTTGGTTGTTTGATGGCGAACATGATTGGCAGGAGGAAGATACTGCTGTACATATCTATGCGCCATTTCAAGTTAGCCTATGCGAAGATGACGGTACAATAATTGAGGAAGATGTTAAATTAAAACCAAGACCTGAACCAAAAACAGGTACAACCGAATGGCCTTTCAAACAACAGGAGAATTAAATGGCAAAAGCAAAACAACCCGTAAAAAAACTCAGTGATAAACTGGCAAAAGTAAACGAATCATTCTCTATCAACATGTACGACAACGGCTTTATGATCGAAGTTGGTGGGCGTGACGCAGAGGATGAATGGAAAACAGCCAAGGTCATGGTCAGCTCTGTTGAAGAGCTGCTGGCCCTGGTAAAAGAAGCAACTGAAATGGATCGTCAGGACTGATCATGGCTACCTGGACTATTAGAACCCACTACAAGAAATCATGCGAACAGCGAGAAATTTTTTACAATCGTGAAATCAACAAAGCCGAAGTCATTGTTACAGATGGTTTTCGTTCATGCGAATACACAATCGAAACCAGTGACGACAACTTTCCAGACTTTGAATTTACCTACGTACCCGGGGGCGACGGCCAGAAGGACAGTTTGGATCTAAATAGTCTAAACGGTAGCAATATTGAAAGCACAGACCTTGTTGAAATGTACGATGGCGGTTGTTGGGGAGGCACCGAATTCAAAGGCCTTACCTTAGAACAAGAAGAAGAGCTTGAAGAACTCATCAGTGAAGAAGGCTCGTATGCCATTGAAGAACAAGAAGATAGTGAATGGTACCTAAGCGACACCGAAGTTTGGGTATGGGGGCCACTAGAAGTTGAAGATGAATCGGGCAATGTACGCATTATTTGTGCAGACGCCGATGGCAACGTGATTGATTACGTTTCAGAAGATTAAACCCAGCGGCCTGTTCGGCATCATCCCGCTATACAAACTCTGCTGCCTATGCTATAATGACATAGGAGAACAACATGGCAACACTACAACCTGTACAATACAAGTACACAAGCACCAAAGAATATCACGACTCATTCCCTTGTGCTTATCGCCAATGGCGAGCCGATTCACACTGCAATCTAATCCACGGCTACAGCTTCAACATGAAGTTTTACTTTGGCACAAACGATTTGGATGCACGTAATTGGGCCGCTGATTACGGTGGACTGAAAGAACTCAAAGGCGTGCTTGAAAGCCAATTTGATCATACGCTGTTGGTTGCAGAAGATGATCCAGAACTTGAGTTCTACAAAGAGATGGAAAAACGCAAGTTGGCCAAACTCACAATCCTACCTAAGCTAGGCTGCGAAGGTCTAGCTGATCAACTGTACAAGTATGTCAATGGTGTGTATATTCCCGACTACTGGGGAGAAGGTGAAAGCAATCGTCTATGGTGCTATCGCGTAGAGGTGCGTGAAACACAAAGCAATATGGCCTTTAGAGAAGGTCACCGTGAATGGAATGAGGACTTGTTTGCATGAACGAACGAATTAAACAACTTGCTGAACAGGCTGGAATTTATAAATTAAATTTGTCTGATGAAACAGAATACTGGATTATGGAAAAGTTCGCCGAGTTGATTGTTCGGGAATGTGCTGAGTTATTTGTGGATCAACGGTATATGATACTAAATCCACATGAGCCTTTTGCTAATGAACGAGTTCGTGCGTTGAAAGAACATGACAAGGATACGGTTAGAAAGATTAAAGGACATTTCGGAGTTGAAGAATGACACCAACTATTAGTATTTTATTGCCCACACGCAAACGGAAACAAGCACTGGAACGCAGTCTCAAAACACTGTTTGATCGTGCTGATCATCCTGAACGCATTGAGTTGTTGTTGGGATTCGATGATGACGACCAAGACACATTGCAATATTTCCTGGATAACATTGCACCTTATCTTGATCACAAGGAAGTGATCTACACTGTGGTCAAGTTTCAGCGCCTTGGGTATCAAAAGCTCAATCAGTATCTCAACGAACTGTATACACACAGCACAGGACGTTGGATCTTTTTCTACAACGATGACGCTGCTATGGAAACACCCGGTTGGGACACCATTTGCATGGCTCACGACAATGAGTTCACTCTGATCCGTACAGAAACAACCAACGGTCATCCTTATGCAATCTTTCCCATCATTCCACGCAAGTGGGTTGAACTAATTGGCCATATCAGTCCGCATCAACTGACCGATGCATGGGTAAGCCAAATTGCCTGGATGTTGGACATTGTGACCACGGTACCTGTGATGGTCACACACGAACGCTTTGACCTAACAGGTGAAAACAATGACTCTACATTTATGGAACGACAAATGTTCGAAGGCGATCCCAAAGATCCTCGCGACTTCAACTACAAAACCACGCGAGATGCAAGAGTTCTTGAAGCACACAAACTTGCAGAATATCTAGAATCCACTGGCAAAGTGTTAACACACTGGCATGATGCCACAACTGGTAAAATCAATGTATGGGACAAAATGTTGGCCACTGATACCAAGGGCCTTATGAAACAATGGAAAAACACAGATCTATGACTGAATTA